TATCAAGATTTCCTGAAGCACTCTGAAATTGATTGGAATCAAAAACAACAAGAAGCAAAGAAATATGCTGAAATGTTTTATGAACAGAAAGCAGCAGAACTTGAGATTACTGTTGATTATTATCTGATGGAGTTTATGTGATGACTGATTATTATAGGCAACCACTTCGGATTGTAACTTACACTTGCCCTGTTAGTGGACGGTTGTGTGAGATGCCAATCTGGAGCGATGAAGATATTGCCGAAAGAGATGCATTATTGGACAAGATTCTTGAAGGTGCCAAAGAGCATGATGTAAATCCAGAGTATTATCTTAAGGAGTTTCTATGAATCAAAAGACAACTTTGCTTGACAAACAGCAAATCTTATTCTAAAATGAAGGAGTAATTTACACAAACTGATGAAGTATCTTTATATTGTTGACTACTGGGTTCCGTTTCCTTCCAGTGAATATGGTGGTCTGATTAATCTGATTGCAGAGAATGATACAGAAGCATTTGAACTTCTGTCACAGGAACAACAGTTCGATGATCGTTACACTGATCGGATTATGGAACGAGTCGTCAATGCACAAAAGTTCGCATTACAAGATGATTATCAATCGGGTATTCTGGAGGCATTTACCACATGACACAACTGTATTGTATTCAAGAACTGACAACGACCGGATGGGAATTGATTGATGAGGATGCAGTTCAATTGACAAAGGAACAATGTGATCTGCGTCTGAATGATTATCTTTCATTAGGTTATCCACCCAATCGTCTTCGTGCTGTTTATGACAATTCATGAGTTTCCTCATTCAGCACCCCAAGGAACATATTATGAGACTGAAGACTTTAAGAGGAATGTCATTGCAATTTGGATTGCTTATGATCGGGAGTTTGATTATAATCTTGGCAAACCAGTATCTTCAATCTGGGGATTCTACAACACCAAGACAAAAGAGTATTTCTCCCCAGTTAATAGTAAGACCATTGGTAAGCGTGTAAGTGTCGATGATACAACACCTTATACTGCAATGATTCCAAAACAAACTCCATTAGAATCTGCATTTGTATGAAGAGGCAAAGTTTTTCTGAAGGTGTAGAGATTTATTATAAAGATTATTTTGGTAGGATTGTTTTTGTTGGTAATCAATATCTGACTGTCTGTATTCGTGAGTTTAATGAGAAGGTAAGAAATGTGAATCTTCTTATCTACTTTGAACAATGGAAAGATATTAAGTTGAAGAAGGAGTCTGATAAGTGAAACTGTGGAGATTATGGGCAAAAGCATTAGGAGAGAAAGCATCCAAGTGTAATCGTGAATCAGATAAGATTGCTTTGGTAAGAACGTTTATCTTTGCTTCTTATTTGATTACGAATGGATTTATTGCTGCGAATACAGTCAGACATTGGAATGATGTACCTGACCATAAAGATGTCAGTTATAATACCATTTGTATCCAAACGCATAGCACCAAGTTTCACCAAATGATATGCGTTTAATATTTCGCATAATATTAGCAACAGCACTTCGGTCTCCTTCTCCTTTAATAAAGAATGATGCCTCACTGATGCTATCAAATTCAATTATCTCACCTGTCTGAATGTTTACACCTTTAACAGGTCTTTTTCTTTTTTCATTTGATTTACTTGCTGCTGCCTTTGCTTTTTCAGATGTAAATATATTTTTCTCTGCTGGTTTCCAATCTGTTGGTTTCTTTCGAAAAAAATACCAACCTTTTACTTGCAGTTTGTTTTTATTTGGACTCTTGAGTGAGTGATGAATAGCATTGTTACTTTTACGATTTCCTTCTATCTCTGCAGCAGCATCTGCCATTGATTTCCACATCTTCTTACGTCCACTGTCTAGGTGTATCCCATAAACAACACCACGACGATTAATTCTTTTTTCTATCATCTTAGGGGTTTCACCTTTCCAAGCCCATCTATATCCTAATGCTTGAAACGTAACACCTTTAATACAAGCAGAGATACAATTTCTTGCTTTGTTATTACCTAAAATATCAGCAGCAATACCAGCAGTATCATAGTCTCTTACCCATTCACCTTCTAGGGTATAACAACTAACTGGTTTACTATGTGGATGATTACCCCAATACTTACGTGGTTTCTTTACACCTTCACCACCAAGAGTAACGTTATAACCTTTCTTACCACAAGTTTCTAATCTTTCAATCCAATACGTTTCACGTTCATTTACAATCTCATCATTACATTCTTCTAATACTCTAAACTTAAACTTATCTACACCGTACTTACTGATTGCTCTTACGATTGGCATACTATGAGCAGAGTTGTTCTCATTTAAGTTAATTTTATTCTTTGCTAATTGTATGTGTTGTTTCCATCTATCATATGGGTTAGGTTGTGTTGTTTTTCCTACGTATGCCTTTTGATTCTCAAGGTTGGTGATGGAATAAATGTATGCCATGATACCGTAATAAAATATATTTGTGTATTATATCTATATATGTGGATTCCCTAGTATTTGTAATATTCTCAATAAGTTGTTGCAATTGAGAATCATTAGCATAAGGTGTGTCTTTAATGCTTATAATACCTTCTAATACCTTATAAATGTTCGATCCTTATGTGTCTTTAATGCTTATAATACCTTCTAATACCTTATAAATGCTTGATCCTTATGCAAGTAGAGCGAGCGCATTATAACACACAAAGTCCTTAAAGTCAACCCCCCGCCCATAAAACTCCGAGACCCACACATAAAATCTCGACGAGACTTGACATAAATCTCAAAGCACGATAGAATCTAGTCTAGATCTTATAGCATAAATCTAGTCTAGAATATCATAAAACGCACACAAATCTCGTCGAGACGCATCTAGATTCATATATACTATCATATGAATCTCGACTAGATCTAGCATACACATTGCAATCTCGTCGAGTTTTATGCTATAATACACAAGTCACTTCACAGGATCTCGACGAGTTATGTACGACGACTACGATTTCGACTATACATACACTAATGATTATGTAGATCTCGACGAGCATTATGCACTAGATCTAGATGATGATTATGCACGAGATACACATGATTATCAAGATCTAGCATATCGTCATTATGCATAATATAGCACATAAACGCCTAGTACGTGTTATTCTAGATGTAGAGTGTTATAATGACCTAGATCTAGAGGATATTAATTGGAGAAGAGTTCTAGAACTCGAAGGTGATGAAGAAGTCTATCATACCATCAGGGATCTAGATCCTTCGTGGTAATGTGACACTTCATTAATTGGCACAAACTTATATAAATAAAAGCACTTAAGTTTCTTATATCATAGAGCAGCTCTTGAATTCTCCTACGGGACCAAGAATCAATCTGACAGAATATAACAAACATAAGTGCATTTTGTTACAGGATGACAGGATTTAACTATAGGTTTCCCGATGATCCGAACGCCCCAATGAATGTCTGAATAGAATATACCTTACTCATATTTTTGAAAAGTATCAAAAATAAGGGATTTTTTTAGTGCTTAAAAATATAATAATGTGACAATCTTTAAACTGGCACAGACCCCCTTGCGGAATGATTGCCGGTGGGTTATGTTTGATTCGTGGTTGAGGCATTCTCTACACTAACTCCCACACCCCAATGTTATGAAACTCTTTGCGACTAAATTCTATCAAACTCTGGTTTTAAATATTGCCACCATCGCTGCAATCGTGGTTGGTTTGTATCAGTTTGCTGTTCGTGCTTATAATGACAACAATGGTCCCGAAAAGACCCGTAGGTTTCTGATACAAACTCTGCAGTTCGTGAATACCATTACCGCAAAACTTTATGAGAGTTTGAATCATGATGTGCCGGTTGTCAAAGTGGCACATCAACGCACCAAACGCCGCTGAACCCTGCTACATTACATTTGTCGTTGAGAAATCCAATGATTTTCCTGATCTCCGATAAAAACCACTGCACGTATACTCTAGACCCTGATAATCAGCGGGTTCTGATGTATGCTCCGCTGTTGGAAGATGGATCCTATGAAACTACTCTGGGTGCCTATGATTGGGTTGAATGGGATGAACTCGATGAGTCTCAATGTTTAGAAGCTGATCGTTGCCACAAACTGCTTCTGGCAGACACCTGACAAACTGGCACAAGGGGGGTTGTGTTCGTGCTGCCCCCCCTGATACATTACATTCGTTCTTGAGACACAACCAATGCTGACTGGAACCGAACTGCTGACCAAGGTGACTGCAATGCAGGCACAAGAACCGCCTGTTATGTTGACCGATATCGTTCGTGCCTGTGGTTATGAGATTGATGGTAAACTTCACTTCACACAATATTACACTGAACTGCTGAATGTGAAGGGTCTTCTGAACAATGATACCACAGAAGACAATGAAGTCTCCGAAGAACATCAAGAACTGTATCAGAAACTCTGTGATTCGTATACTCAAGATGCTGTAGACGCATTTCTTGAACTTTATGATGAGAATGATCTTGAGTCTTTTGAAGACGCTTATCGAGGTTATTATGAGTCTGAAGCAGATTTTGCCGAACAGTTTACCACTGATGTTTATGGTTTTGATGCTCCTGCATTCTTGGTGATTGATTGGGAAGCAACTTGGAACTCTAGTCTTCGTTATGATTTTGATTTTGAAGATGGGTTCGTGTTCAACAAGAACTGGTAGGAATCTCGACGAGAATGTGTGTGTGGTCTCGACTAGATCATGCACACATTCTATCATCAATCTCGACGAGATGTACACATATACACATCTAGATCTAGTATACACATCTCGTACAGCATACATCTAGATGACATACACACATACACATCTAGATGTATGCATACGTTCGAGACACACATACGAGACGCGCGTATAGCCCGCCTTATGTGCAAGAATATGTGCTTCACCCCACTCACCCCTTCCCACACCATCTAGATGTGCTTTGTTTATATTCTCAATAAGATCTTATTAATTGAGAATAATATCTAGAAATCTTAAATATTATAGATACCTTTGGTATCGTTGAACCGAAGGGTATAGGAACTTTAAAGACCCAAAGGGCAACTGTCAAGATATCTTGTGCCAGATCATAAAGCGGC